GCCGATGACTCCCACGCCGCTTACCACGCCGCCGCTCGCGCCGCTCGCGACGCCGCCCACGATGCAGTTCGTGATGCTTACGACGCCCTCGACGACGCCCTCGACGCTGCCCTCGACGACCTCGCAGCAGCAGATCGCCGCGACCCGGAGGACAAGAATCCCACAAGAAAGGAGCCGGAACCCATATAGAGGATATATTTCCTCACGCGTGTTCACGGCCTGGATCGCGGTAAAACGCTAAAATGCTAATAACCCCTTATATAGCTTTGTCTTCCGACGTCGAGAGTCACTGCTTTCCTGTGGAGATCTAATGGATCACAGCGAGTATCGGATCTTCGGACCGCCGGGAACGGGTAAGACAACCCGCCTCGCTCACGAGATCGGGCGAGCTGCGAGGCAGTTCGGCAGCGAGAACGTCGTGGCCGTGTCGTTCACCCGAGCAGCGGCGCACGAGATCGGATCACGCAACGTCCCGCTTCCCCGTGACCGTGTCGGGACTCTCCATTCGTTCGCCTGGCGAGCACTCGGGAGGCCCATCATCGCAGAGACGAAGGCCGACGAGTGGAACTCGTCAGGCATCCCGTCCGGCTGGATGATCCAGAAACAGTCCGGAGCACTCGACGACCACGCCGCATTAAATGGCGACCGGGGAGGCTGGCAATTAAATCAATGGAACCTACTGCGCTCCATGCAGAGAGAGAGAGACATCGGAGGCGGCGATCTGAAGAAGTTCGTCGAGGCATGGACGGACTGGAAGGCCGGTCGGGAATACTTCGACTTCACCGATTTAATCGCATGCTCGCTGATCGCCATCGATTCCTGTCCCGGCGCACCTCTCGTCGGATTCTTCGACGAAAGTCAGGACTTCACGCCGCTCGAACTCGCACTCGTCAGGAAGTGGGGGGCACGCATGAAGTTCTTCATCCTGGCGGGTGATGACGATCAGTGTATCTACTCGTTCAAAGGGGCGACGCCACACGCCTTCTTGACGCCACCCGTCGACGACGATCACAAGATCTTCCTGTCGCAGAGCTATCGAGTACCTCGTGCCGTTCATCGTGAGGCGTTGCAGTACACGGACAAACTAGCCGAACGAGAGGCGAAGGAGTACAGACCGCGAGACGAGGAGGGCGCTGTCGATCGGTCCAGCCTGTCGATACATGCAGGCGATGTCGAGGCTCTGGTCTCAGCAGTACACGATGCGACGACAGACGGATCGACTGCGATGATCCTCACCTCTTGCGGCTATATGCTCGGAGGTCGTGCATCGATTACGAACGATGGCCGACAGGGGTTCGGCGTCATCGATGCGATGCGAAACAAGGGGATGCCGTTCTGGAACCCGTACCGATCGACACGGGGCGACTGGAACCCGATGCGAGGCGCAACACGTCGTCTCGCTGCTTACCTTCGACCGTGCCCCATGACGTGGGGCGACGATGAACGGCGATCGTGGTCCTGGCATGATCTCTGGGACTGGATCGAACACATCCCATCAAGCGGGAGCGATGCGAAGCTCGTACGAGGGGCGAAGAAAAAGGTCCGGGAGATGGCGAAGGACGAACGAGCGGATGATGTCGTTCCCGTCGCCATCGTCAACGACCTGTTCCTCGACGGCGTCCAGTGGTGGAACGGCTCGCCTGATCTCCTCGCGGATCTGTGGGCACCGAAGAAGCGGTCGTCGCTTCGATACCCGATGCGGATCATCAAGCGGCAAGGACGAGCAGCACTCGTCCAGAAGCCGCGAGTCATTGTCGGCACGATTCACAGCGTGAAGGGGGGCGAGGCTGATACGGTCTTCCTCGCTCCCGACTTGTCTGCAAGTGGATTCGAGGAGTGGAGAGGAGAGACGAAAAGAGATCGAGTCCGGAGGTTGTTCTACGTCGCGACGACGCGGGCGCGGCGGAGACTTGTACTGTTGTCTGCGTCAGATGAACAATCAGTTTGGTAGGAGCTATGTCGAGAAAGAGTCTGAAGTCAGGAGTGTCATGTACGAGAGTCAACGTGAAGCTGTCGGAGCTTCTGAAGCATCCAGATTATCAGCGAGTGATTAGACCGTGGCGGGTGAGAGACATCGTCAAGGACTTCCGCCCGATACGGTGTCTGCCTCTGATCATCTCGAAGAGACGGAACAAGCTCTTCGTCGTCGATGGCTGGCACCGCAGGACGGCTCTACTGGAACTCGGCGAGTCGACGTGGGATGCGATCGTATACACCGGGCTGTCGGCGAGGGAAGAAGCTCGGGAGTTCCGAGCCATCAACGAGAATCGGAATCCTCTGTCTGTCGGCGAGAAGTTCAACGCGCGTGTCTTCGAGAAGGAGAAAGACGCGATGGGCATCCTCGACATCATGGAGGAGACTGGCTTCGTTTTACGGTGGAAGTCTCCATGCTCACCTGACGATCAGGACGGCACGCAGATCAACGCGATCCAAGCTGTCGACATGATCTACCAGCGAGACGACGGAGAGACACTGAGGCACACTCTGAAGACGATACGAGACCTCTGGGGCACTGATGATCGGTGGGCTGTCGAGAATAGCGTGATGAAAGGCGTGGCACTCTTCATCGGTCGATATAACGGGGCGAACGGTGCGAAGCAGTTCGACATCGAACACCTGAAGTCTCGGCTCGTGAAGAAGAGCGCATCCAGCGTCATCAGAGATGCCGACACAAAGTACAACGACCTGTCTGGACGGTATCCCCGGAACCGACCGACATGCGTCGCGATAGCTCTGGCGGATCTGTACAACTCGGGGCTGGGTCGTGATCGCAAGTCGAAGCTCGATCCGGCAGCTCTGCTCAGTCCGAGGATGCCGAGGCGACGACGGGCGAGAGGAGGCGGGGAGAAGGCCGATGGGATCGGTGTAAATCTACCGAGTTTGACCCGCGAGGATTAGAAAGTAGATCGATGCAGGAAAATACCTCCTTCTAGAGGTGTTCGTCGCAGGGCTAGCCCGATCGTGTCCTGCTGACCGTTTGGCGGTCATCGTCAAAACAACGACGGGAAGCGGTGTCGCTGCTTCACTCCTGTCGCGGTGCCCCGGCACATGCCGTAGGGAACCGGAGCCCTCTGACACGGGGCTCCGGTCCTCTTTTCGTTTGGCACGCCTCAGGGCGGGAGGTAGGCTGTCGGAATGCCGCGAGGACGCATAGCACGAAAAGAGCACGATCGACGTCAGGGAATAGTTCGCAAGATGCTCGTCGGTGGATTCATCCCACGCGACATCAAGCGTATCCTCTCGAACGAGTTCGGAGTGACCCGACGCTCGATCGAGCAGAGGATAAACGTCGCGCGGGGCGAGCTTCAACAGGCTACTGGGGTTCCCCGTGAGGAGCACAAGGCGAGAGTCGGCGGAGTGCTCCTCGACGCGTACAGAACGCTCCGAGCTGTCGTCGACGATCCGTCTGCGACTCACGGAGCCAAGATCAACGCCGCTCGCGGGGTCGAACGTATCGCCCGCGCCGAGTGTCGACTGTACGGGCTCTTCGAGCCCGAGCGTGTCGAGGTCAGCGGTCGAGAGTCTCTGGAGGATGTCATGGGCAGCGTCCCCGGTCTGCATGAGGAGATCGAGCACGAGCGTCGTCGAGCGTTCTCCGTAGTGCAGGAGGCGAAGAAGATCACCGGCAAGAATGGGACCGGCAAGAATGGGACCGGAACGAACGGGACCGGCGTAGCGGCTGGTTGAAAGGATGCAGAGCATGAGAATCGCACTCGTCGTCACGCTGGCACTGCTTCTCGGTGGTTGTGCGGGCCTGATCCCTCGACTGCCGACGGGAGAACTTGACGTCGAACGGATTGCAGAGATCGCGTCGACCGCTGCTGACTCTGCCGTCGTCGGCATCGGTCTTGCCGGTGACGAGGCGACAGGCAGAGGAGACTGGCTTGGATACGGTATCGGAACCCTGCTATCTCTTGCGGTCGCCACGCTCACAGGCAAGGCGGGACATGCCCTGTACCGCAGCGGCAGATCCGATTGACTGATGCTGGCAGCTCCGAGCCGTGATCGACTGATCTCGACGCTGACTGATCCAGCGGAGTTCGGCGTCAGGGTTCTCGGAGGTCTGCGAGCTGTGCCGTCAGAGTCTACTGACCCTGCTGTCGTCGAGAGAGACGCTCTGCGCCGCAAGCTGATTGACCAGCACCTCGTCGCCTCGACGTATACGCAGCAGCAGTTTCGAGTGCTCGAAGCGATCAAGACGAGTCGCCGCGTCGCTGTGCATTCCGGTCACTCCACCGGCAAGTCCTTCGTCGCCGCTGACATCGCGCTCTGGTTCAAGACAGCATTCAGGGGCTCGAAGGTCATCACGACAGCGCCGACGTCTCGACAGGTGAGCAAAGTCCTGTGGGGCGAGCTGCGCCATCGGTATCACTCCTCCCGTCTGGATCTCGGTGGCGAGATGCTTCCGAGCGAGCCGCTGTGGAAGTTCGACGGGAACGAGTTCGCGATCGGCTTCGCCTCGAAGGATTATGACCCGCATGCGATGTCGGGCTTCCACGCTCGGCATCTCCTCGTGATCATCGACGAGGCTGCTGGCGTCTCGTCTCAGGTCTGGGACGCCTGCACCCGACTCGCGACCGGAGAGATGAACACCATCCTCGCGATCGGGAACCCTGGCGACTCGACTGGTCCGTTCCATGACGCCTGCATGGAGAACGAGAGATGGAAGACGGTCCACCTCGACTCGACACAGCACCCGAACGTCTCGACTGGAGTCGAGATCATACCAGGCGCAGCGACGCGGGCTTGGGTCGACGACAAGCTCGTCGAGTACGGGTCGGAGGACGATCCTCGCTTCCAGGCGTTCGTGCGCGGTTACTTCCCCGACGCCGGGTCCTCCACGGTGATCCGTCCCTCGTGGGTCCGCGCTGCCGAGGAACGAGAGCCGACAGACCGAGGACCGATCACGATCGGAGTCGACGTCGCCGGATTCGGCACCGACGAGAGCGTGATCGCGGTCTTCCGTGGAGCCTCGCACATCAAGACGATCGCCTCGTCGACGCTCCAGCCTGTCGAGCTTCAGGCGCAGATCATCAACGTCGGCCTCTCGTATCCTGGCGAGGATCTGGAGATCTGCATCGATGCCGATGGGATGGGGCAGCCGGTCTGGGACGCGATCAGAAAACACCCGACGGCGATCGATAGAGGCTGGAACGTCGTCCCATTCCAGGGCGGACTGAAGCCGGACTTTCAGCCCGGCAAGAAGTACGACGCACGATGGGAACAGTATTTTAATCATCGGGCGATGGCGTGGTTTCTTCTCGCCGACGCTCTACGCGACGGGCACGTCTCGATGCGTCCGGACCCGAGCAAGCGAACGCAGAAGCAATTGACGAGCCTGACGTATGGTTTCGCGCCGTCGGGACTGCTTAAGCTCGAACGCAAGGAAGACTTGGCGAAGAGGATCCCGGATCTCGGCAGCCCTGACCGCGCCGATGCTTTGGCTATGGCGTTTTGGTGTTACGCGACCCGGGGTGCCGCTCGTCGTCGCCCCGATCAGAAGCGGAGACGGAGAACGCCGGGAGACTGGCGGCACGAGTTCGACGAGCTTGTCGCCGGATGAGCCGCATGACCTGTATGACGTGCGAGGGATGGGGCGAGATCTGCTGCCCACGATGCAAGGGGCGTCAGCCTGATCCGTTCTTCCACAGCGTCTGCCATCGATGCGATGACGAGGGTCTAATCGCTTGCGACTGCGGAGACGGGACCGTAGAACGTGAGGAGCTACCAGACACATCGGCTGAGACTGCTCCTGTTCTGCATGTCGAGTTAGATGTGATCGAGTAACGAAAGGCGAGCCGATGCCCGGTATCCCAGTTCTGCAAGGTCTCCGCCCTGTCGCAGACCTCTACTCGCACGCTCTGGCGAGCATCTACAATAACCACTGGAAGATTATCGAGCCCTCCTTCGCACAGGAGAAGGAGACGAACGTTTGGGAGCTGATCCAGCGCGACCCGACGATCATGCAAGCGATCATGCAGCGGCGCTCGATCATCGCGGCGAAGAGCTGGCAAATTGAGCCCGCGACGAAGGACGAGGATGACGTCCTGATCGCTGATATCATTCGAGAGATGCTGGAGGATATCGAAGGTTTCGCGCAGAGTCGAGCGATGCTGGCGAATGCGGTTTTCCGAGCGAGGGAGTACGCGTACATCTCTGGCAGCCGTCGACTGAGAAGATTCAACGGGACGACGTCTGCGCTCGACTGGTGGATGCCGCGACACCTCCAGCATGTCGACAAGTACCGGATTCAGTATGTCAACGCACGAGACGATGACGGCGGGCTCTTCACGAAGCCGCAGCTTTTCAGCATTCGCCGTCGCAAGTGGGAGGACGTCGACCTTCGGAAGAGCTTCGTGAAGGTCATCTTCGGATCGGAAGAATCTCGTCTCGGCTACGGACGCGGCCTCCTCGACACATTGTACTTCCTGTGGTGGGCTGGCAGCCGCGTCATGAAGGACATGCTGCAAGGTGTCGAGCGATCGGCGCAGGGCACCCGCATCGGCAAGGTCGACACGTCGAAACGAGGAGCCTCGGGCAAGGATGCCGATACGCAGCTCGACGACATGCTGACGATGCTCGAACGCACGAAGGGTCGGCACGAGCTAGTGATTGATAAGGACGATGATATCGTGATCGAGGACGCCCCGACGGGGGGGCTGTCATTCGCACAGGGCGTCTTCGAGAAGATCGAGTCGATGAAGATCGCGGTCTGCATGGGCAGCGTCAGACCCTTCGGAGCGAACGTCGACACCGGGAGCTTCGCACAGGCGAAGACTGAGGAGAACACCTCCGACGAGCGTACCGAGTTCGATCGCGCCGTGATCGACGAGGCGATCACCTCAGACCTGATCCGCTGCTTCATGCAGTACAACCGTCGAGAACTTGCTGCATCGGGGCTCGGCTCTGCTCGCCGTCCGAAGTTCGTGACGACCTCGCAGAAGACGAACGACCCGAGAGCTAATGCGGAGCGGGCTGCGATCTTCCTTCAGTACGCTCCGATCAAACGGGAGGAGCTGTACTCCGCAGCGGACTTCGAGCAGCCGCGAGATGATGACGACGTTGTCGAGCCTGTGCAGCAGTCAGGGCTCGGCATGGTAGGCGGAGATCAGCAGGCGTTCTCATCGTTCGTGTCTCCCCCCTCTACAGCATCGACAGACTCACCGAGCATCCCAGAGCCTGACAGCACTCCCGAGGATCAAGTCGAGAGCGAGCTACTCGGAAAGGTCGGCGGGATCACCGGGGCGATCGAGATCCTGAACTCGCTCGGCGAGGGCACGATCACGAAAGAGACAGCCGTCAGGCTGTTCGTCCTGTTCTTCCACCTGACGCTCCCAGAAGCCCAGCAGCTCGTCGGGGATTCTGGCGAGGGTGTTCCTGCTCTGACCCCGCCAGCGTCGATTACAGGCGATCCTGGGGCTCCTCAGGGGGCTCCTGATGCTTGAACCGAACCTCGACGCATGGGAGGGAAAGCATGCCGATAGCACGATCTAACCCGCAGTCAGACGAGCTGGCTCGGCTGTCTGACGACTCGACGATCGAGTTCCAGAAGATCGCGAAGCGGATGATCGCCGCCTCTGCGACGTCTGACGATGCGAAGATGCAGTCGGCGACGAGTGCTCTGGTCACGCTGTTCGCGAATACCCTATCACTCGCAGACTTGATGGGGCGGCGTCGGGTGATACTGCAAGCGCGGTCCGTGGTGGAGGGTAGCGGGCTCGATCTCAGCGATCCCTTCGCCGCCCCTATTATGTTCGCGGCTTCGACGACAACGATCTCTGACGTCGTTAACCCGACACGCTGGGAGGATGCCGTCACGTCGATCGTCGAGAGAACTCCTGAGCTGGCGAAGCCCGTGATCGTCGACGGAGAGATCGAGCCGCGATACAAGGCGATCCAAAGGCTGTACAAGGATAAGCATGGATTCGGGCTCGCGAAGAGTTTCGAGATAAAGGTCACCGAGAGAGTTCAAGATGTTCTGAAGAGGACTCTCGACTACGGTCTGACGAAAGACATCGCCACGCTCGCCATCAAGGAACTCGGAGCGTTCACGCAGAGCTACTCAGAGATGGTCTACCGAACGAACATCAATTCGACGTACACGGCAGGCACGTTCGAGCAGATGTCGACGCCAGAGTCTCAGCTCGTGTTCGGCGCTCTGGAGTTCATCTCGATCGCAGATCGAGACACGAGACCGAACCACTTCGCAGCTCATGGGCTGATTGCCCCTGCGACGTCGAAGGTATGGAATCAGCTCAGCCCTCCCTTGTACTACAATTGCCGGTGCTCTGTTCAGCCTGTCGATCGCTGGACGCTGGAAGAGGAAGGTCTGCTGATGTCGAATGGTCAGGTCAGAGTGCGACTGCCGAACGGCGAGAAGCTCGATCGTGACATCGATCATCTGCCGGGGGCTGGTCCTGATCAGCCGAACTCGGGTTTCGGTCGACGACCTAACCGAGCGACCTACGGTTGATTCGAGGATCGTCTGGAGACAGCACGCATTCCTGCGCTCTCGGTAGCTTCAGACGTCTATCCTCCAGAGCGTCGTCGCAGTAGTGACGCAGAGCTGTCAGGTCGAACACGACCGTCGGGGCTTTGCCGTACGGACCGCGATCGTCGAGGAAGATCTTCTCGCCTGTCAGAAGCGCCCCCTGCGTCTGACCCTTCTCGCCACGCATGACGAGGAACACCGAGTCGGGTGCGAACGTTGTGCAGAGCTTCTGTACAGCGGTGTATGCGATGCGGTCAGTGCCCGAGATCGGCATCCCGTGTCGATGATGGCAGTAAGCGATGACGATAAAGGCAGACAGCTCCTCTGACATAAAACCGAGGTCCGCTTTAATCTCCCCTCGCTTCAGATCATGCGTGAACTTGTTCCTCTGGTACATTCGTATAAGCTCTGTCGGCGCACCGAGTTGCGACGCCAGCTCGTCGGCAGATAATCGCAGACGGCGGATGCTGATCAGCGGGAGATCTGTATTATCGACTGGATACATCGGCATTATGCTCTTGTGTTCTCGATTATTCTTGCGACGATTTTCAGCGTGTCACAGCTTACAGACTACACCGAACAGCCTGAGATTCCTGGTGGAGAATTCACCGCGATCCAGGGCGACGATGCTCTCTGGACGATCAAAGCGGTCCCGATCCTGGCAGAGATGGAGGTCGGCGAACGACGCAACCGGGAGAAGATCGACGCCGAATGGATGCGTCAGGCGATCCAGACGCATCGTTCCCGCGAAGCTGACGGACACCTCCCCGCAGTACATGAAGAGCATCACGACAACGGGGAGCGACGCAAGAGGCTCGGCTTCTTCCGCCCTACGCATGTCGGTTCGGTCAAGGTTCTCGGCAAGTCTCGCGACGCCCTCTTCGCTGACATTGTCGGCGTCGATCCAGAAGACTTTGAGAGCATGAAGGAGCTACGGCTTCCGTATCGATCGATCGAGGTCAACGCGTCATGGAATCCTGAGATCGAGAGTCTGGCATTGTTAGAGTCCGAGGCACCGCATCACAAACTTCCGATGCTGACCCTCGGAGAGGTGCAAGAGAATCCTTATGTCGTCGCACTGTGTCGTGGCGACGAATCGCTGTTCATTGTCCAAAGACTTGGAGGAGGCCCTATGCCTCGAAGCAAGAAACGAGCGGCCGAGTCCGAGTCGCCTGTAACGACGATCAAACTGCAAGAGGACGAGAAACCTGACGAAGAAGAGACCGAGGGTCTTGGAGGCGACATCGACGGCAAGATCAAGGAACTCCAGGACTCGATCCCCGGCATGATCTCCGACGCGATCGCCGCCAAGATCGAGGAGATTCAAGCATCGCTCGGCTCTGACGAGTCGGATGAACCGGAAGAGAATCTCGGCGACGACAACGAGGAGAAGCCGCTCGAACCTGTCGAGCAGTACGCAGAGAACGGTGAGGAGGAAGAGGATATGAAGAAGCTCCAAAGCCTCGAATCGCTGAACGCGAGGACGGCGGGGCGGCTCGCAGCCCTGGAGAAGAAGCAACGAGACAGAGAGACTGCCGACTCGATCACGCAGACGGTCGACGCAGAATGTGACAAGCTCCGGGCAGAGGGCTGGGCGATCGACGAGACGGTGAAGTCTGACATGGTCAAGCTCGCAGAGGGAGCGGTCGACCCCGCTGCGACCGTCGGGACCTTTGCGGCCTCGTACCGCAAGAGCACGCCGCAAGACCCTCCGGAAGATGTCGAGCAGCTAGGTCAGCGAGGATTGCTGACTGGCAACGAGACGATCGAGAGTCTGCCTGATGAAGTTCTCGCGTATCGCGATCGTGGCCCTGACGCGTTCGCCCACGCTGTCGAACTTCACAGCGAGTACGAGTCTCTCGCCTCCAGAATGCGCGGCTTCGATCGCGGCCGCGAGACGTTGAAGGATCACCTCGAAATTAATTGGAGGCAGTAAGTCATGGCAAACCTCACAGCACGAGCAGACTGGAAAGAGTCGCCGGGAAACATCGTCGAGATGCAGGTCGAGCCCGACGAGGTGATCTTCGATGGCGCTCTCGTCGGCGTGAACAGCGATTCTACGACGTCGAATCAAACGATGGTCAAGAAGTGGGATGCCGATGAGCCCGAGCTAGTGTTCCTCGGAATCGCCCGCATTCACTACACGAGTGCCAACGATACGGGCGACTCGGTAACGGGCGCAGCGGCGACGCTCAGCACTGCAACCTCCGCGACGACGATCGGGGTCGACGTGTCCGGAGTCGTATTGCGTCAGGTATCGCTCGCCGTTGACCTTACAACGACGGACCAGCTCGGCGAGTTGGTATACGGCACCGACGATAACGTCATCACTCCGACCGCGAACAGCGCCGGTGCTATCGGTATCATAACGAAAATCTATTCGGCCTCTATCGTTGACGTGAAGCTCTTCACGCCTGGCGAGTACCGCGCCGTCCCGGTCGTATAGGAAAGAGGAGACACAATGCCAGCTCAGATCACAGCAGGCGGGTCGCAGAGGGCCGGAATCCGTACCGCCGTCCTCGGAACGTACCGCCGTCAGTACGAAGCACAGACAGAGCGACTGTCGCAGTGCATGGATCTCGACTTTCCGTCCGACACTCGGAGCGAGTTTTACTTCTACTGGGAAGCAGCCCCGCACCTCGGTCGATGGGGCTACGGCGGAGAATTGCCCTTCGAGGGATTCAGAGGAATCCAATTCGAGGTTAGCAACCATCGCTGGGCGAAGGCTATTTCGTGGCAAGCCGACGACGAGGCAGATGACCAGACCCGTGACCTTATCAATCAGGCGCGCGGTCTAGGCCAGTCAGCCGCGACGCTCGACGAGAGGATCTTCTTTCAGATCATCAACGGAACGGCTGACAACGAGCTGTTGCCGACCGTTCCGAATGCACCCGACGGCACGGCTGTATACACGGCAACGGGCTCTGTCGTTCGCTTCGGTGTCACCGACGGGAACCGAGTCGAAGGTACCGCTGCGGATACGGCAGCCCGTTGTCGAACGGGTTACCATTCGGCAATCGGTCGCTTCGGTGACTTCCAGGACACGAAGGGTCAGCCGCACTTCGACCCCGGCGTCGTCGAAGGCCCGCTCGTCTGGATCGGCAACACAGCGGATAGCGGTGCGATCCTCGGAGCGTTCATGCGTGAAGAGCGAGTCGCTGATAGCAGTGCGGGCGTCTCTGATGAGATCCGAGGGGCCGGTCGTACGGTCATCCCCTGGATCACGCAGCGAGCCACGGCGTCTGTGGCGAACCTCTTCCTGGCGAATGCCCCTGTCAAGGCTGTGTTCTCGCAGCTTCGAGAGCCGCTCGCCGAAGTCGCCGCGACTGACGCGAACAGCGACCGGGCACGGGAGTCCGATGAGAATTACATCAGGTTCAAGATGCGTAAAGGATTCGGCGCGGCGCTCCCTCTTGCGACTTGCAAGGTCATCGCCTGACGGATTCTTTTTGAAGGTCAGGGCGTGCTGTTCGATCACGCCCTGACCTTTTCACCCCTTCATTCCGGAGCTGAGTCGAGAGATGAGCGCACCTGCTACGCAAGAGAAGAAAGGTCGGGGGCGGCCGAGGATGACGGACGAAGAGAAAGAAGCCGCTCGCCTGAAGAGAGAAGCGGAGAGAGAATCTGCCGGGTATTACGGCGCTTCTTTCCCCGGTCGAGTTCAATATCTCTGCGGCATCAAGACGCACCCCGCGTCGGGCATCCCGTACGCACATCACTGTCACTGTGCCGGGCTCGGCTTTCAGGTCGAAGTTCAGAAACCGTACTACAGCGAAGAGGATGATGGGATCTGGGGGAGGCTGTCGAAGCCGGGATCGTTCGGCATCCTGACGAAGCTGACTGCAAAACGAGTCCAGAGATTCCGAGACGAGGTCAAGGACTATGTATTCCGACCTCGTTACATCGGGGCGATCGAGACTGATGCCGATGGTCGCATAATGAATAAGGCGGCATCGTTCCGTCTCCTCAACCTCTCTGCTCGGAAGTGGGAAGAAGGGATCGGACTCGCCGATGCTAGAGACACGGGTCTCGTATACACTCGACAGGCGCAGGATATCCCGGCGGCTGATTGTCTCGTTCTGATCCGTGTAAAGGATGCGAAGAAGCATCCACGATCCGAGAACGAACTCCCGTCTGCATCGGTCCTCGACCCCACGCTGGCAGAGGTTCCAGAAGCCCATATCAGCAGCGACCCCTTCGAGTATGATGACGACCCGCACGGAGAGGAATGGTGATCGATGCCCACGCTGACGGAGGTCGAGAACGTCGTCTCTGATCTGTTCAGAGTCGTCAACGAGTTCGACAAATACGCGAACGCGAACAGCGAAAAGTTCACGAACGGAGCCACGTCGCACGAGGCTGACTTCCTTTCATCTCTGACACCTGCCGACGGCGTGCCCTTCAACACGCAGTCGCTGATGGTATCGGCTCTGGAGAACTTTCGCGGAGGTCTGAACTCCCAGTATTCCGTATCCCGCGAACTGATCACGACGGGCCTGCGAACGTGGGCAGATCATGCGTCGATTCCAGAGACGTCGCCCGAAGCGATCCTCGACCGCCTGTTCACGTACTTCACCGAGAACTCGTACACGGTACAGTCTCGCGCGATGACTCTCGGCACTCCAGCCGCCGGGAGCAATGATGGCACGGGCGTCATCAACAGATTGAAGGTCGACGAGAATGGTATGCAGATCGAGTCGGGTCACACCGATGCAAAGCGTGCCGACTGCGTCAGCGATCAGTCGTCAGGAACCGACAAGCATGAAGAGATGTTCGAGGTCCGAGGTGCTGACAAGCTCCGAGACAATCTCGTCGTCTCTGGTTCTGGACTCACGAAGAATATCCGGGCTCTGTCTGCGAGGAACTCTCTGAACTACATTCAGAATCCGAGCTTTGAGCGGTTCACCGGAACCACTGCCGTGCCGACTGCCATCACCGGATGGAGCGGCTACGATGCAGGGATGCTCGGACAGCTAGCCCTCTCCACGACTACCTATCGCGATTATCCTGGCGCTCCGTCGACGCATTACTCATTGCAGTTCACGTCGGCGACAGGCGAGCAGGACTTAGAAATTAATCAGGATCTGAAAGAGCGGAACATCTCGATCACTCCTGGCATCCCTCTGTATGTTCAGGTCGCAGTCTACAAGACGGGGACCGGCGGCAGCGGGACGGTGGAGTTCGACATCGGCGGATCGACAGCCTCATCGGTGAACATCTCGGCACTGACTAACAATGCATGGACAGTCGTCCGCATGGCAACGGGTACGACTCCGGGAGGTGATGTCGATAACTGGTACAAGACGATGAGAGACAACGTCAATCTGAAGATCGACATAACGGTCGCCAGTGCTGACGTCGGTCGCGTCTTGCTGTTCGATGATGTCATCGTCTCGCCGTTTACAGAGTTCGATGGCGGCTGGTATGCGATCGTCGGCGGCTCGTCGAAGTTCTCTGTCGATGACACGTTCACATGGTCAGACACTGCCACCGAGTCAATCATTCAGAAGTGGATCGCTAGACTGTTCCCTGGTCACTATCTTCCGCATGCAGCTAGCACGCCGACTTGGCCGGAACCGACCTAATGGCAGCCCTATCGACCGAGATCGGAAGCCGTTACTCTGCGACGTATCTGATCAACTTGACGAACGCTGGAGCCCCGGAGAAGACGGTCATCAATACCGGCTTTCGGGATAAGGCGATCGACGACGCCGAGGCAGCGTTCGAGGTATACGCTGGCGTCGTTTTCGATGATACGGACTCCAGGCACGTCATGATCGGCTGTGACGGCGTGATCGCGAAGCTGACTCAGTACGGCGGCAAGAGTCGAGAGGAAGGTCGTCAGCTCTGGGACAACTTCGTGATGGCGGTCAAGGCTCTGCGTCAGAAAGGTAAACCGGCTTCTACAGCTCAGAACTCCCCGACTGTGGAAGACTCTGCATCGACCCCGTACTTCGATGCAGTAAAGCTCTCGGACTTCGGGCCTTCTGGCGAGCAATGAGATGGCGGCGACGGACCCGGCATATGATGGCCGATACATTCTGCCGAAGAAGCTCCGAGATCTTCTCGACGATCCTACCCCTGTGCTTATTCAGGTCGGTCGGTTCCTTGATCGCGAGATGCGTGGGGCGTTTGCCAGAAGGAGCTTCGGCGGGGTCGCATGGCCGGAGCAATACCCTGGGCAGTCCGAGCCCTGGATACATTTCGCCGGGGCGATCGGCGACCTCGCCAAGAGCCCGAACATCCTCGCTCGCCGCTTCCAGTCTGATCACCAGCCGCTAAAAGATTCTGGCGAGCTGTTCAATTCGATCAAGTCGCAGCCGATCTCTAAGTCCGAGGTCGAGGCTGGCGTCCTGGCACATATCGACTATGCGTCTAAGCATAACGAGCCGGGCGGAGAGTCAACGATACCGATCGAGGGAAACATCCGGAAGAACCTATTCGTCGCCTTGCGCCGCGCTCGTGGCAGAGTCGAGAAGGCCGAGAAAGGTAAAAAGAGTTCTGAGTCTTCTTCCGGATCTCTCTTCGCTCCTGCCTTCGACAAGAAGATATCGGCAGCATCAGACAAGCTCGACGCGATCAAAAAGCTCGGGTTCTTGTTCTCTGTTGATATCTTCGAGCAGGACATCGCCTGGCGTCCGTTCGTCGGCATAACAGACCGGGCGAAGACGGCAATCCCGAAGCTCGTGAAAGCGATCTTCGAGGGCCGTCCTGTGGAACAGATGGGAGGTCTCTGATGGCGGTCGGTGCTGCGACGAACGTCTTCCACCTCGACGGTCGTCTCGTCGCTAACTCCACAGACATCACGACGTCAGCTCTGGCTCTAAGTTCTGGCGAGCATCTCGGAGAGATCCGGGCGGGCGTCTTCATGATCAACCATTCAGCGGAGGAGGTGACAGCGGAAGAGTTCGGAGGGAAGCGGGTCGATTATGTTCGCACCGGGGACTCCGCTGCGCTCACGGCGGTCCTCCGGGAATTCGACGCGACTTCCCTCTCTTTAATCTTTCCGAACGTGACGACGTCAAGCAAGACCGGGCGACCGATCATCAAGGGCCGCAGCTTCGCGACGACTGCTTCCGCTGACACGATCACGAGATCAGGAGCATTCGCCAGCGACAAGGCGATGAAACTTCTGTTCCTTCCGAACAGCCCCGATCAGGTCCCTGCGATCATCATCTACAGTGCGATCCCTGTTCCCGATGCTGCGGGCGAGCTGGCTCTGACGAATAAAGCCGAGGCCGGTTTCCCTGTGGCGTTCCAGGCTACGCATGACGTGAACGGTCACCTGTACCAGATCGGGCTTCTCGCTGACTTGGAGGGTGCGACATCGTGAGCGAGCATGAGATCCTCGTCAGGAATGCGATTCAGTTTCTAGAGGTCGGCGGTTCGATCTCGTACGCAGAATGGCTCGGCATCCCGTTCGATCATCGGAATGCACTGATCGAGGCACAGGAGTCCGTCGAGGCCCGTGTCTCTGAATCAGTCGAGGAGTACTTCAAGAAACAGGGCACAGACACAGACACAGACACAGACACAGACGCAGACGCAGACGCAGACGAGCGAGGATCGTGCCTGGCGGTCGCAGAGAGGCTCGTGGGCGTATGACACTGTGGCAAGTCTGCATGCAGCTACGATCGATCCTGCGCGCCCGTACGTGGGCTGACAGTAGCGGGGCGGCTCTCGGAGGCGGCGAGAAGGTCTTCGGTGACAATGTAATCGTCTCCGCTGGCGGCGAGACGAGCCAGATTCTTTCGAGCCTGAACACGCCTTGCTGCGTCATCGTTCCAGGACCGTCACAGCGCGACCCAGAAGCAGGAGAAGACCCACGCCTTCGTACAGCTACGGTCCGGGTTAAAGTCATCCAGAGCGTCATGGGCGACGCCTACGGCGAAGCTCTTCTCGTCGGTGCGAACATCACAGACGAGGGGGCGAGTGCTGGTCATGGGCTCCTCGAAGTCGAGGAGCAGATCGAGCATGCGATCGGTGATCTGTCGCAGGGGAATGGATGCTGGATATACGTTCTCGGGTCGAGCCAACCGATCCCCGTTCAGTACGAGGGGCAGGGCTCGGTCGCTTACATGGATGTCGACTTCGACGTGAAGGTGACGACGAGTCGCTACTATCCGCCTCCGCCTGTCCTGAACGCCGCGACAGGCAGCAGCACAGGAGAGATCGACTTGTCGTGGACTCTCGCCCCGGATCGGTTCGATCGGTATCGCGTCATGCTACGCAGAGCCTCCGGAGAGACAGCCCCCGAAACAATCGATGACGGCGACCTCGTCTCTGTCGCTTCAGAGGCGACGACCGTCACCGATGCCTCGTTGACAGGCGGCAACCTGTACAGTTACTCGCTCTTCCAGACTTATGACGATCGGGCGTCAACACCGGAAGCCGACGATCATGTCTCCGAGTCAATAACACGAACCAGCATCACAGCGAAAGCGTAGGAGGTTAGATGATCCTCGAACCGAAACTGCTGTCCATCAACTCGGCTTCTTGCACGGGCACAGGGGACAAATTGACTTACACCGTACCCGCTGGAATTCACGCAGAGGTTACCGGCTTTGGTGCCGACGAGACCGCGGGTGCTGGCGAGGTGACGTTGCAGCTCACTCCGAGCGGAGGTTCTGCGATCAATATCACTGCCGGTACGGCCGCTGATACAGGGACGATCGACATTAAAATAGGAGGGCGCATCGCACTCGGCCCCGGTGACAAGATCGCATGGAGCTGTACGGTTGCTGAAGGTTCTGCTGTATGGCATCTCTGGATCTCCCTGCTAATCTACGTCGCGGCATGATCGATGGTGATCCAGCTCGACGATGCAAAAATCAAGGTCAAGCTCGACATCGTTAAACTCGAAGACGATCTCGACAAGGCGGACTCTGAACGAGACAAAAGAAAAGAACGCAGAGAAGGCCGGAAGAAGACGAAGAAAACGAACGTCATCGCGGTTCCGGGGATCGGTAAAGTCGCGATGAAGGCGGCGGGAGCTGTCATGATGATAGAGTTAGTCGAACGATATCTGCTTCCGGCGGTGATGGAGGCGTTGAAACAATCGAACTGGTCATGGGTCGCCGATCTGACCGAAAAGGGCTTGGACGGAATCAATAGCGTGCTCGATAAGGCAATAGAGGGCTGGGGTATGCTAGCTAAGGAGATGGGGCTAAGTAAGAAGTTCGTCAGAGATGCGAACGAAGTAATCGATCAGATGCGAGACGCTGGTTTCATCGGAACCGCTAAGACTATGATGGGCGTCATGGCCGACATGAAGAAGTATATCGATCATGCAGCTCTACTCGGGCAGCTTCCTGGGACTGAGAGGCTCGCCGAGATCGGTGTTGGGACTACGCGTATACGTCTTGCCGAGGAAGAGATGGCGAAGGCCATGCAGCAACGAGAGGTCCGAATACTCACCGATCAGTTGATGAAGCGTATCGGAACTAGGTGATGATCGATGGCACCCGCTAGAGACTTCACGATCGTATATGGCAGCCAGACAATCGGCGGCAATGGCGAGAGCATCGCCTTCCCGATTGTCGGCAAGCTGACGACAGCGGAAAGCCCCGAGGAGTTCTCGTGCTCGTTCTCGTTCCTCGTGTCGGGCACAAGCCCGGCGAATTTTGAAGACAATCTCTCGACAGTCAGAACAGCATTCCGAAAGCCGAACCAGAGCCTGACGATCACCGTCGGCGACACGCAGACCCGCGACACCTGGTACAGCTTCGACCATCAAACCGGGACGGGGTTTAACGCCACTCCTGAGATCACGAAGGAAGCAGCGGAAGAGGATTCAGGACTCCTTCAGCGCCTCACAGTGTCGATCGAGATCCAGCTACCAGCCGACAAGCTCGGCATAGAGGATGGTCAGCTCGGAAGACGCACGACGAACGTCTCTGTAGAAACGGCTGCAAGCGGTCGCAGGACTCTGATCATCGACGGCGTGTACACTGCCACGACCACAAACGAGACCGCCGTTGCGCAGTATGCCGCGAGCATCGACGCCTATGCTCTCGCTGTTCATCAAGCATACGACTCGGGAGCGACGTGGGAGCTGGTCGAGGATCGTACGAACATCGAAGACACTGCGATCGCTGGCACGTCTCCCGATGCTGACATCGGGAAGGGAAAGGTCTGCACGTTTCGTCGAGCTTATGAAGAGCTTCTGATCCCGCAGGCGGGGACTCCGAACGATGCAGAGATCATCCGGCAGCGATTCCGGTGTCAAACTTTGAAGTTCAATCGAGACACGGTCGGAGGTCTTGCCGTGTCGACCGATTCCGATCGTCTGATGATCGCCTATAACTGCGAGATTGATACGGCTAAGACCGGCACAGACCTTGTTCAGACTTACGAGGAAAAAGTGCGCGGCTTCATCTACGATGAAGCTCGCGACATGACCGGAATCGAAAGCGGCTTGATCATTTACAAGGAGACTGTCGATTATAATTTCGACACGAATGAGATCGCCGCGACGATGGAGGTCGGCGGGGTTGCCGGGGATCTGAACACGGCCTCAGTGGAGATCGAAGACGCTTACAGCGACACAGGTCAGACACTCGTTCCTGTATGGTCAGGCGATCCTCTCGATCATTACGTGTACCTCGGACCGCAGACTCGTACACGGAAGATCGTGATCAACGAGTTCATCCCGAACATCAACGAGAGTGCGAGGGTGTTGCCGAGGGGAGCTTTTCAGAACCCAGAGAACGGTATAACGAAGTCTCACAGCGTTCGTCATGTCCCGTTGCAGTCTGCGATTAACTTCGACGGGAGCACGACTCCGCGGTTCTTCCAGGGCAATCGGATCACGACGATCGAGATCCAATACTTCTCGAACCCTGGAGAGTCGGGCGAGGTCGGGCAGATGCTTGGTGATCTCACAGGGGTCACTGGCTGATGGCAGATGCGGCGCGAGTCATC